TATCAAGGAAGTACCGGCACGGGCGTACCCGCCGATAATATGTATCAGGCCAAGTCCATAGAACCCAAATCCCGGTACATAATTGTAGTGGACGAAGTGCTGACGTTTGAGTGTGAGAGGGTCACCCTCCTCGTAGTTTCTACGGACTGCCAGCACTTCACCACTTCCACGCTCAATAGTGACTACGTATGGTCGAGCAATACCATCGTCGTCATCAATACCCTCAATAAGAAGGTCAGCGTGTATTTCGTAGATAGCATAGCGGTCATCATCAGTGAGCGAATAGCCCCCTTCTTCCGCTTTCTTCTCTTCGATGTCTGTGTGGTAAGGCTCTGGCTCTCCAAGGTCTATATCTCTATAGAACTCTGCGGCCTGTAGCTTCTTCAATTCATTCTTAGTCTTACGCATTATGTGTGTTACACGTTCTGCGGCTTCAATATTCGATGCACCATAAGGCACAATCACGTCTTCTGCTGAGATATAAATAGCAGCTTGACGACCTAAATTAGGGTCAAAGTACACCTTTTTAAACGCAGAACCTGCTAAACCAAGGCTATACAGCATCCGTTCATGTTCTGGTCGGTACTCAACCATGTTTTCAGTCAATTCGTAGTTCATATCTGCCATAACACGGGCAGCAGCTTCGTCTTTTTCCTTAGTTTCTATACCAAGTATCTTAGTTTTTACTGGCCCAGCGGCTGGCATAGTCTCACTCATGGTCTCAGCTTGGAATCTTATGGCGGCTTCAGCTAAAACAGTAGAGTTTACGCCACATGCGCCTTCCCAAGGCTCTGTACGTTGCTCATATTTAAAGCCTAATACGTCTAAACCCTTAACAAACGTGTCTGCCCAGTCCTTACGCGCTTCAATATCAGCCTTAACTTGCCCAACAAGCTCACCTGACAGCTCATCAAGGTCGTCTTCACTCATCATTTCGGCTAGGTTACCCCCGAACTCAGTGAAATCACCTTCCGTTCCGGGCATTATGGTTATCTCCATGCTCCCATCGGACAAAGTTACTGACTCAGGATCAACAATCTCGATCTCCATTTCGGGGATTTCCATCTCCTCTATGCCCTCAAGGTCGCCTTCTAAGTCTTTTAGCCCCATTGGAGCTGCGTATAGTCCTTTTTCAATAGCCATTGCTAACCCTTTTAATAATACCCGCCTCGGCGTTGTTTAAAGAACCGCTCATCTTCTGGTTCGTCACTAGGTAGTCTAATAAACCCGCCCTGCCTAAAACGCATTAACGCCATAACTGTAGAGTCCACAAGGTCATCGTTACTCATAAACGGAAATCCTGCAATCTCTTCAACCACTTCTTCGGCCCACCGTGTCTCTGGCACCCAGCAAATCCCAGATGCTACTATATCTGCAACGGAGTTAAGTCTGGCTAACTTATCTCCTGACCCTCTATGTGGTGTATACTCCGATACTGGCAAGCCCATACGCCGCATCTCTTGATACAAGGCTACACCAGAACTTTTCTTCTCCACAATAAACGAATCAGGTTCCCAGTCGTGGTACTCTTCCATCGCTAAAGCTTTTAGTTCTGGGAACTCTATACGCTGTTTTATGCTATTTAACAATATAATATTGTAAGCACTTGTCTCTTCGTTCAAGAAAACACCCCAAGTGGTAAGCGCTGTATAGTCCGCACGGTTATGTTTCTCGGCTGCAGCGTCAAGTGACATGATGATATACTCACACGACGGTGGGTTTTCTTTAGTCCACTTGTTCCACCACTCCCGCTTGACCATAGCGGCCTCTTCGGTAGTGGGTTTCTGTTGGTATTGTGAGTTCCATTGGAACACGGGCATTGACGCTTTGGTGCGTAGTAGAGCTTCTAGGTCAAAGAACTCAGGCCACAGAGGTTTCTGCACCATTTTCTTAGTTTTCTTGTCTTCTATGTCTAGTATTGCAGGGAACTCTACCACATTATACTGGTCAGCTCGCTCATTTTTGCCCATATCACGCACCACTCGACCAGTTAGATCGTCTAAATGCCAACGTGTCTGTATGATCGCAACGCGACCCCCCGGCATCAGACGTGTACGCGCACCGAATGTAAACCACTCGTAGGCTTTTTCAAAGACAGAAAAGTTCCCGTTGATAACATCTTGTTCAGAATGTGGGTCGTCGACCAACAATAAGTCAGCGCCACGCCCAGCCAAAGCAGAACCAATACCACACGCATAATATTCTCCACCGACATTTGTATTCCACCTCCCTGCTGATTTACTATCTTGTGCTAATTTTACTGTAGGAAATATAGATCGATACGCATCTAAAGCAATTAAGTTACGTACTTTACGCCCAAAATCCACCGCGAGGTCTGTCGTGTGAGAGACCATCATAACCTTCTTGTCTGGGTTTCTACCTAAGAACCATGCTGGAAAGAAGATAGACACAAGCTGTGACTTACCATGTCGTGGTGGAATGTTGACACATATACGGTCTTCATCTCCAGATTCAATTGACATAAGCATATCTGCAAGGATTCTGTGGTGCTTTCCTACTATAAACTCCGGCATCATCAACTTGCAAAACTCTATTAGGTCATCATATGCACCCTTGTTTACCGCTCTGACGTTGAGTTCATCAACCATACGGTCAATTTCAGCTACTTCTTCCTCACTAAACGAGTCTAAGTTGGCCAACATGACCTCAATCTCAGCTTCATCAAAGGCAAGAGCGTCAATCGTCATCGTCAAACCCAAACTCTTCGTTAATATCTATGGCATTCGGGGTCAAAACTACTGCATCTTCTATCTCAGGCTCTGGATTTACCAATTTTGCAAGCTTGCTACGTAGTTTTTCTTTAATATCATCAGTGGTTTGGTGTGTAATCGTTACTTCGGACTTCTCTGTGAACAATCCTACGTCTGAAATCTTACCTAGAAGCTCTAATGCACGCATTCGTACACGAGGATCAGGGTTTTCGGTCTCCATGACGAGCTTGTTGGTCACTAAATTACGTAATTGCTTCGAAGATTCTACCACAGAGTGGTTAAATTCATCAATTATAGCACCTGTCATCTTAATAGAAGGGGGTGTTAGCTTTGCTGCACGCTTGTGTGTCACTTTTCGGGACGTTTTGTCGGGTTCTTGTGCGAATGCAGTGGCTAAAATAGCGGCGACTTCCTTATCCTCCTCATCAGGAGTGGTGTCTAGCCCATGTTTCTCTAGTTCTTCGACAGTTTTAGCCATTGCAACTGCACGATCTGGCAGATGTAACTGTTTTACTTCATCTTCTAAAGGTACACCCATCTCTGGGGCAAGATTCATTGTCATAACACATCGCAGGTTGTTAACCGGTAACGCAATAATAGGGTACAAAAAATTTTTTATCAAGAGTTTTTAAAAAGGGGTGGGGGGGTTTTCAAAAAATACCGATTTATTCGTTTGGATTAGTATTACATAGACAAGTGGGACTCCTATCTGACAGCGCGGGGGGTGGGGGGCGTGTACCCTTTGAGATACCTAGATTTAGGGACGTCCCTAAATGGTATATAGTGGTATATGGTGGTAAACCTTGCGGTTCTATCTATTGTAAACCTCACATGTACGTGTCATAAGTAATGTATTGAAGCGGCCAACAATGGCAATAAGACTTCGATAAATGAAAGGACATTCACATGTCAAATGTTACTATCGCAAAGACTACACTTAAAACTATCAAGGACGCATTCATAGGCCTTGATGAAAAGACCGCCAAGGCAAAGCAAGAGTTTGCCAAGGACATGGACAAGGTGGCCAAGGTTATGAAATGGACGGACGCGGTATCACCGACTAAGGCCAATGTGGCCAATGGTAAATCCACCGCTACTGTAGACACCTACGGCCAGCTAAAGACCATGTTTAAAGAGGTGTTGATAGCACGCAAGCTAGCGCATACATCTACTGATATAGGTAGTAAGATCAAGGATTTAAAGAATGCCTTGATGCGTCGCAAAGCTCCAGAGTTATATGCGCTTACCAATGGTGACATGTCAAAGATCGACAATGTATCAGTAGACGGCAAGGCCACAATGAAAGAAAAGGCAGAGCAGACGCCTATTGAGAAGGCAGAGAATATGGTCAAAAATCTCAAGAGTTTCCTTGAGAAAAATCAGACCGAGCTTGGTGACAACTACAAGACAATGCACCGCGCTACTCTGCAAATGATGGCAGACTGTAAGATCAAAATATAAAACTACTCGGTCACTCCTTAATTGGAGTGGCCATTTTTTTATGCCTAATGATACC